ACCAAAATGATTCGGGCAGTAGCATAATGATAGGGAGATGGTCTGTGTTAGAATTGATTGGTTTGTTGACAGTTTTGGTTATTGCATTTTATGTATTGGGTGCAATGTTTTTGATTGCGCTTTCGCTATGGCCGCTGTGGATAATCTTGTATCTTTTTTACATATATCGCAAGAATAGGGCTTGACTTTATCTCGTTTTTGGGGTATACTGTGTATATAATTTGAAAAGGAAAATTTTATTATGGTTGATTTCCCCTCTGAACTTGAAACTCTCGTCCTCTGCTCGTGGTCGCGTGATGAAAATGGTGTCCTTCGTGCTGTATATCCCAATGGTGCTGGGTTTATGCTTCTTCGCAATGAAACCGTTGAATATTATGACTTCTGCAATGACGGTTCTCATGAACTAGTTGAGTCGCGTGAGTTGATTATTTCTTAAAAAACTGTTGACTTCTGCTGCGTTTTGCGGTAGAATGTATTATATTATGATGATGTGAGGATGATGAATATGATTATGAACCGTGAAGCACTGCTTGAAAAACTCTCCGCCAACAACACCAAGAACGGTGTTTTCCTTAAGAAGGAAATCGTTGCCGCTGCCCGTGACCTTGGTCAGAAGGTTCCCTTCTGGTTGTTGAACATGACCGAACACCGTATCGGTCGTGGTAAGTATAACCTGTCTCCTCTGATGGTAGGCAACGTTACCCCGATGCCAGTTCGCGAAGCAGCGAAGATTGTTATCGCTCCTAAGTTGGAAGTTCTTATTGAGAACCTCGTTCCTGCTGCTGACACGACTTACGTTCCATTCGGTTTTTATAAAGATCTAATCAAGATCTTGAACGCTGGTGTGTTCTATCCGACGTTCGTCTCTGGTCTTTCTGGTAACGGTAAGACCACGATGATTGAACAGGCATGTGCCAAGTTGAAGCGCGAATGCCTTCGTGTCAATATCTCGATTGAAACCGATGAAGACGATCTGATCGGTGGTAACACCCTGATCGACGGTAACGTTGTTTACCGCGAAGGTCCAGTCCTGACCGCCATGAAGCGTGGTGCTATCCTCATCCTCGACGAAATCGACCGTGGTTCGAACAAGATGATGTGTCTTCAAGCAATCCTTGAGGGCAAACCTTACTTCAATAAGAAGACTGGTGAAACTATCTTTCCCAAGGCAGGGTTCAACGTTATCGCCACTGCCAACACCAAGGGTCGTGGTTCTGACGATGGCAAGTTTATGTCTGCCCAAATCCTCGACGATGCTTTCCTTGAGCGTTTCGCCATCACCGTTGAGCAGGAATATCCTTCCGCCAAGATCGAAAAGAAGATCGTGCTGAACAAGATGGAGAAGGCAGGAAAGGTCGACGAAGAATTCGCCGATAAACTGACCACGTGGGCGGAAATCATCCGTAAGACTTTCTACGACGGTGGCGTCGACGAACTGGTTTCTACTCGTCGTCTTGAGCACATCGTCAATGCTTACGCGATGTTTAATTCACGCAGCAAGGCAATCGAACTTTGCGTTAATCGCTTCGATGCCGATACCAAGGCAGCATTCCTCGACCTCTATAAGAAAGTCGACGTTGATGCAGTGCCAGATGATGGTGTGAATGAAGATGCATATTTTAACCAAATGACTGAAGAAGTCCCATTCTAAGGAGAAACTATGACAATTGAATACAGATATAATGAGGGTGATCTCCTACGGGAGATCACCGACTACGTAGATTCCACATATGATGGACATTACGCACAAAACCAATATCAGGCGACCGAGTTTATTATCGACGGTGGTCATGGTATTGGATTTACTGTTGGGAATATTTTAAAGTATGCTCAACGTTATGGTCACAAGGGAACACCTGAAGACTGGCGTAAGGATCTCATGAAGGTCATTCATTACGCAATCATTGCATTACATGTGCATGATGAAGAAGTTGGAGTCGAAGATGATTTCGACGAAAATACTTTTGTTCTAAACACCGATACTGAATCATTTACTACCATGGGAAGTGCAACAAATACCTTGACTTTCTTCAATAATGATAGTATAACTGATGGTGGTACTATTACTTTACCACGTCTTAAAACCTCTCTGACTACTAAGGATTAATATATTATGAAGATCTCAAATGAAACTCTCGCCGTTCTAAAGAACTTTGCCTCGATTAATACGAACATTGTCGTTCGCGAGGGTTCAGTTCTTGCGACCGTGAGTGAAGGTAAGAACATTCTGACTCTTGCCACTGTCTCCGAATCATTCCCTCGCGAATTCGCAGTGTATGATTTGCCCAACCTCCTTGCTCTTCTCAGCATCTGGGACGAACAAGATATCGAGTTTGAACAGTCGAGTATGTTCTTGCGTAAGGACAAGTCGGAATTCGAGTATGGTTATGCTGACCCATCAGTAGTTACCGCTGCTCCCTATAAGTCACTCGAGATTGATCCGTTCTTCACCTTCAAGATGACTGCTGCTGAGATTGGCATGGTCCAGAAGGCAGCATCCATTCTTTCTGCTCCGACCATGAGCGTTGTCTCAAAGGGCGGTAAGGTGACTCTGACTGTTAGCGACCCTGCTAATCCTCGTGCAAATGCATTCCGTCGCGAACTAGACAATAACGCAGATGGTGACTTTGATTGTCGTCTGAAGGTCGAGAACCTGAAGGTTATTGCTGATGACTATGAGGTAACACTCGGAAAGAAGAAGGCAATGCACTTTAACAACCTGACCAAGAAGTTGGAATACTGGTTGGCGATGGAACCTTCGTCGGTCGTATAAGGATACAGTCATGGATAAGTTAGAAATTACATTTAGTGCACGAATTCCGTATGACAATGATGTAGATGGTCGTGCAATGTCTATCGAATTCACTACAAGTAGTGTTGAAGAAGTCATTCGTCAGTTTAATAAATTCCTGATTGTCAATGATTGGGATGCTCAAGTGGAGAATGTTAATGGTTGATAATCTACCGACAGTTGTTCCGAGTGTAGTCTTCAAGACTCGTGTTCGTGATGATACTATTGAGGATTTGAATCCTTATCGTTGGGAGGATGTGACATCGTTCGATCTTTTCGCGGGTAAACGTGTCATCCTATTCTCGCTTCCTGGAGCATTTACGCCTACTTGTTCGACAATGCAACTTCCTGGATTCGAAGAACTGGCGATGCGTTTCTACTCTCATGGTATTGACGATATCTACTGCCTGTCAGTCAACGATTCATTCGTTATGAATTGTTGGGCGAAGGATCAGAAACTAGAGCATGTTAAGGTTATCCCTGATGGTTCTGCAGAGTTTACTTCTGGTATGAACATGGAAGTTTATAAGGACAATCTTGGTTTTGGCATTCGTTCTTGGCGGTATGCAGTTGTTGTAGATAATGGTAAGATCGAGAAGTGGTTTATCGAACCTGGGAAGGAAGATAACTGCGAGACTGATCCGTATGGCGAGACTGATCCATACACTATCTTGCATTGGTTGCAAACGAATAGTTAATCAAACTTCGCTGAGGGTGATGTCTGCTGCTGCGAAGAGCGTCATCGATGAGGCATCACCCACCTTTTATTATGGAGATTATTATGAGCAATGAACAATTCCTTTGGGTTGAAAAGTATCGTCCTCGTAAATTGGACGACTGTATCCTTCCAGATGCACAATTGAACACCTTCCGCCAGTTTGTTGAGTCTGGTGAAATTCCTAACATGCTTCTTTGTGGTACTGCGGGTGTTGGTAAGACTACCATCGCTCGAGCAGTCTGTGAAGAACTTGGGTGCGATTACATCATCATCAACGGTTCTGACGATAGAAATATTGAAACTCTGCGTGTCAAGATTACAGAGTTTGCTGCGTCGGTTTCATTTAATGGTAAACCCAAGATCGTAATTCTTGATGAGGCAGATTACCTCAATCCAAATTCAACTCAACCTGCGCTTCGTGCGTTTATTGAGCAATATTCAAACAACTGTCGGTTTATCTTTACTTGTAATTTCAAGGATAAGATTATCTCTCCTCTGCATAGTCGTTGTGCAGTCATCGAATTTAAACTTACCAAGGCAGACCGTCCGAAAATGGCAGGTCGGTTCATGAAACGATTGACTGACATTCTTCGTGGAGAAAATGTCACCTTCGATGAGAAGGTGGTCGCTCATGTTCTCAAGAAGCACTTCCCTGACTATCGCCGTGTTTTAAACGAACTGCAGCGGTATAGTGTCGGCGGCACTATTGACGAGGGTGTTCTTAATACCAGTCGTGATCTTGATATGAAGAGTCTTTTGACTTATCTTCAAGGCAAGGATTGGACGAAGATGCGTGCATGGGTTGTAGAAAATATGGATAGTGATCCTAATGCAATCATTCGTAAGATCTATGACAGTTATCTTGATGAATTTAAAAATATTCCTGCCATCATTCTTCTTCTCGCTGACTATCAATACAAGGCAGCATTTGCAGTCGATCAGGAAATCAATCTGGTTGCGTGTTTGACTGACATTATGGCGACTGCGGTGTGGAAATGAAGGAAGCAATCCTAGAAGGTTTGGGTGAACCTACTAAGATTTACACTGCAGAAGATTATGTTGAGAAGATAACTAAGATAAGTCCATTTGAATTTGTCAAGAACATCAATCAACAAAAGAATCTCATTGTAGACGAACGATCAGAAAAACAATACACCCCATATATCATTAATCGAGCACTTTCGCTAGATCGAGAAACCATCGTTCAAGCGAATGAGGTCAATTGCCGTCCTCACCTAGCTCATGCTCTCCAAAATGCATTTCTTATAAATACTATAAGGGCGAAAAACCGATGGAATCCATGGTTGAAGTCCGAAAAGAATGCTGATGTAGAGTTGATCAAAGAGTATTATGGTTATAGCAATGAAAAAGCACGCCAAGCACTCTCAATTCTCTCTGAAGAACAAAAACAATACATAAAAGAGAAATTGAATAAAGGTGGCAACAAATGACTGATGATTTTTTTGATATCGACTTTCCAGGGTATGCACCCTTAGAAGTAACCCTCAAGAATCCCGACGACTTTCTAAAGGTGCGAGAAACTCTTTCTCGTATTGGGGTAGCATCACGCAAGGAAAAGACTCTTTTCCAGTCCTGCCATATCCTCCACAAACAGAGCAGATACTTTATTGTTCACTTCAAGGAACTCTTTGCCTTAGATGGTAAGGGTGCTGACTTTAGTGACAATGATTTAGAACGTAGAAATACTATTGCCAAGTTGCTCGGTGACTGGGGTCTAATAGATATTAAGAATCCAGAACTGCACGAAAATTGTGCACCACTAAATCAGATTAAGATTATCGCCTATAAAGAAAAGGGCGAGTGGGAACTGGTTCAAAAATATAATATTGGCGCAAAAAGAAATTAAAAAAACTATTTACTTTTCTTCTAAATTGTAGTATAAATAGAGTGTGCCATGCTTCGGATGGCACACTTTTTTAAACTCGCTTAATAGGAGCAAAATATGAAATTTAATACAACTAATTTAGCAGACTTCGACCGTTATTTTGTTGGCGCTGATCGCGTCATGAAACGGTTGGCAGATATTGCTGATCAATCGGCACAGATGATGCCAATTAAATATCCTCCATACAATATCAAGAAAGTCGATGAAGATCGCTACGTAATCGAACTGGCAGTTGCTGGTTTCGGTAAAGCGGACATTGATATTCAATTGCAAGAGGGTATGCTGAGCATCCAAGGAAAGTGCGATTCATCTGAGTCTACTGAATATCTCTACAAGGGAATCGCAGAGCGAGGATTCAAACGTGAATTCACTCTTGCTGACAATGTGGAAGTAAAAAGTTCTTCTCTGGTTAATGGTATGCTGAAGATTTGGTTAGAAGCATTTATTCCAGAAGAAAAGAAAGCGAAGAAAATCGACATTACCGATGATAGTGAATATCCATCGCAGGCTGCCGAATTCTTAGCAGAAGGTAAAACTAAATAATCTTAATCTAAATAATGAAAGTATAAAGTATGTCCAATATCAAATGTGTTAAGTTGATCAGTGGGGATGAAATCATTGCAGATGTTTCTGAGTTTGATGATGGAAACCTTGTTGTTCTCAGTAAACCTCTACTAATTATGATGGTTCCCCAAGGTCAAAATAACCAGTTTGGTATTGGACTTGCTCCATTCTGCCCCTATGCGAAGGACAACATTGTTCCTATTCGCGGTGGTGCAATCGTTTCAATTTTCGATCCAGAAACTGGTATGCTGAATGAGTATAACACTCGGTATGGATCGGGTCTAGTCGTTCCAGAAAGTAAAATCATTATATGAAGAACTTTATTGCTGCTCTATTTTTATTCGCTCTACCGACTGCTGCTAATGCGTCCCCCTGCGATCAGTTCTATCCAAATGGTAAGGAAATCGTAGTACCTAATACTACGGTTCTCTGCAACTCTTTCTTTGCAATTGTTTATGACGATGCTCGTAATGCAAATGTTTTCTCGACGGAGATTGCACAGGAACGAGTAAAGAAAACACCACGCACCGACGACTTCCGTCCAGATAAGCGCATCGCTGATTCACCAACCCATGCTGATTATACCAACTCTGGTTACGATCGTGGGCATATGGTTCCTGCTGCAAACGCAGACGATCCAAACGAAATGTCAGATACTTTCCTGATGACAAACATGACTCCACAGTTGCCTTCGGTCAACCGTATAGCATGGAAGAATCTTGAGGAACGTGTTCGTTCGGTTCCGTTCAAGTGGGTTGTGACTGGTGCACATTACTCTAAGAATCCAAAACTGGTTGGTAAGAGTAAGGTTCCTGTTCCAGACTTTCTTTATAAGGTAGCATTCTTCGAGAGTGGAAATGTTGCAGTCTATATTGTAGACAATCTAGTTCCCAAGTCACAGGTTTCAACTATGAAACTGGAAGAACTAGAAGCAAAGATTGGTTACAAACTACGATAAATCCCTTTACTTTATTATGTTTTTACGGTATAGTAGTATTTGATGATGAGGGATTTATATGAAATTTTATACATGCGCACACCAATATGGTTCCAAGGTTTTAGTCCGTGGAGTAAATAATGGTGTGCGTTTTACTAAGAGGGCAGACTTCTCCCCGACTTTGTATGTGAAGTCAAAAGAACCAAGCAAGTTTAAGTCTTTGTATGGCGAAGATTTACAACCTGTAGAATTTGCCAATAACAATGAAGCAAAAGAATTTGTTCAAACTTATGGTCAGGTAGAGAACTTCCCGATCTACGGTCAGACTAATTATGGGTATCAGTATATCACCCATACATATCCTGGAGAAATCCAGTGGGATATTACGCAACTAAACATTCAGACTATCGATATTGAAACGTCGGCGGAACATGGGTTCCCTGACGTTCAAAACCCTATCGAAGAAGTTCTTCTAATCACCGTCAAGAATCTTATCACTCGCCAAATCATCACATTTGGTTGCGGTGATTTTGATGACAAGTGCGAGGAAGTCGAGAGTCTTCGCGCCCAAGGCAACAAGTTCTTGTATGTCAAGTGCGATAATGAGCGTGATCTCCTTGAGACGTTCGTTCGTTTTTACTCTGAGAATTATCCTGACATCATCACAGGTTGGAACTGCGACCTATTCGATATTGCGTATCTAATCTCTCGCGTTGAGCGTTTGTTCTGCTCCGAGGATGACACAACTATGAAGAAGAAGTTCTCTCCATGGGGACTTGTTCGTCGTAAGAATGTGACTATCATGGGTCGTGAACATGTCTCCTATGACATCACTGGTGTTGCCATCATTGACTACATCGATCTCTATAAGAAGTTTACCTATGTTCGTCGGGAAAGTTATAAACTCGACTACATCGGTGAGGTTGAACTTGGTCTTAAAAAGATGGAAAATCCATATGAGAGTTTCCGTGAATTTTATGTCAAGGACTGGCAGAAGTTTGTAGAGTATAACATTCGAGACGTTGAGATCGTTGATGCACTCGAGCACAAGATGAAGTTGATTGAACTGATTCTGACGATGGCATACGATGCTAAGTGTAACTTCAATGATGTGTTCTCTCAGGTTCGAACATGGGATTGTATCATCTACAATCACCTTCATAATCAGAATATCCAGATTCCTCAGAAGAAAGAGAGTCGTGGTCGACAGATTGAAGGTGCGTTTGTGCAGGAACCAAAACCTGGACAGTACGACTGGGTTGTGTCATTCGATGCGACCTCCCTGTATCCGTCAATCATTATGCAGTATAATCAGTCGCCCGAAACATTCGTCGAGGGTCATGTTAAAGACACGACAGTCAACGGATTGCTCGAAGGCAAGTATAATCTTGATGATCTACAGACCAACGATTACACCATGACTGCCAATGGTTATTGTTATACTCGAGAAAAGCAGGGTAAGTTTCCTGAGATTGTTCAGAAGTTCTTCGATGACCGACAGCGTTATAAGAAATTGATGATTGCTGCCGAGAAAGAATATGAAATTACTAAAGATTCTCGACTGAAGAATGACATCTCAAAGTATAACAACTTCCAGATGGCGAGAAAGATTCAGTTGAACTCGCTGTTCGGTGCGTGGGGTAACGAATACTTCCGTTATTATGACTCTCGTATTGCCGAGGGTATCACAATGACTGGTCAATATATTATTCGCAAAGTCGGCACAGCACTTGATGTTTATCTTAATAAAGTCGTAGGAACAAATGGACACAACTACTCTTTCTACAGTGATACTGATTCTTGTTATATTTCCTTGGACCCTCTTGTTCGTAAGTATTATAGCAATCTACCACGCGATAAACTCATTGACGTTCTCGATAAAATCTGCGAAGAGAAAATCACAGAGACGATCAACAAGAGTTGCGATGGACTTGCGGACTACACGAACGCATTTCAAAAGAAGATTATCTTCAAACGTGAAGCAATCGCAGAACGTGGTCTCTGGGTTGCGAAGAAAAGGTATGCACTCAACGTCTACGATAATGAAGGTGTCCGATACAAAGATCCGAAACTCAAGGTCATGGGTCTTGAGATCGTTCGTTCTTCCACTCCAGCACCTGTTCGAGAAAGTCTCAAGGAAGCAGTAAGACTGGCACTGACAACTGACGAGAAAACTCTACAGGGTTTTATCGAGCATACTCGCATCTTGTTCAACAAGTTTGAACCAGAGCAAATTGCATTCCCTCGTGGTGTGAATGGTCTTATGAAGTATACTTCTGGTGCAGACATCTATGCCAAGGGAACACCTATGCATGTTCGAGGTGCGTTAATGTATAACCACCTTTTGCGTAAGAATAAACTAGATAAGAAATATGAGTTGATTCAAGAAGGGGAAAAGATTAAGTTTCTCTACTTGAAGGAACCTAATCATATTCGAGAAAATTGTATCGCTTTTATTGGAAAGATTCCAAAAGAGCTTGACTTAGATAGGTATATAGACTATAATACAATGTTCGAGAAGAGTTTCTTGGAACCAATTAAACAAATTATCGAAGGTCTTGGTTGGCAGACCGAAGTAACCGCAACACTAGAGGATTTATTTACATGAGTGATTTAATTGATAGACTTAAAAAGAACAGCACAATCAAAGAGACTAATGTTCTCTCTCAGAGTAAGTTGTTCAGTACGAAAGATCTAATTCAGACTGCAGTTCCTGCACTGAACGTAGCACTTTCTGGTAAGTTAGACGGTGGTCTAACTCCAGGATTGACCATTTTTGCTGGTCCATCTAAGCACTTCAAGACTGCATTTGCAATGATGCTAGTCAAGAGTTTCTTGGATAAGTATGACGATGGTGTTGTCCTGTTCTATGACTCGGAGTTTGGTGCTCCGCAGTCGTACTTTGAGAACTTCGGTATTAACACCGATAAAATTATTCATACTCCCATCACTGACATTGAGCAGTTGAAGCATGATATTATGAAGCAGGTGAACGAACTTGAGCGTAAGGATCGTGTCATGATTGTCGTTGACTCAGTTGGCAATTTGGCATCGAAGAAGGAAGTAGACGATGCGCTTGACGGTAAGTCAGTCGCAGATATGACTCGTGCAAAGCAGATGAAGTCGTTGTTCCGTATGATTACTCCCCACCTTACCATCAAGGATATTCCTATGGTCGTGGTCAATCACACTTATATGGAAATTGGTATGTTCCCCAAGGCAATCGTCTCTGGTGGTACTGGCATCTATTACTCTGCCGATAACATCTTTATCATTGGTCGTCAGCAGGAAAAGACTGGTACCGAGGTAGTTGGTTATAACTTTATCATTAACGTCGAGAAGTCTCGTTATGTTCGTGAAAAGTCCAAGATTCCTATTGAAGTTACCTTCGAAGGTGGCATCAGTAAATGGTCTGGTCTACTAGACATGGCGCTCGAGTCAGGACACGTGGTTAAACCGAACAACGGTTGGTATCAGCGAGTTGGCGAAGAAAAGAAGTATCGCTTGAATGATACTTACAACAAAGAATTCTGGATGCCAGTTCTGACTGATCCAACGTTCGGCGAGTGGATTGAAGGTCGCTATCGCATGGCAGGTGGACAAATGATGGAGAATGAAAATGTGGACATTTCTGACGAAGATATTTCAGAAGACTACGAAAATCAAGATATGTAATCAATGTGGGGTCGTTCTGAAAAAGAATGACCCTGCCATGTGCCTTCATGGTATTGAAGAGGGTCTCGAGTATGAGATGTTTGTTTGTGAACCATGTTGCATTAGAATTGCAAATGAATATGATGAGATAGAGAATTTAAAAGTTGCAGAAGAAGATTAAAGTGTATGATTAATCTTCCATCTATTGAATACTATATAAGTTTTCATTGTAATTTAAAATGTGCGAACTGCAGTACTGGATCGCCATACCGCGACGAAGAATCTTTTGATCTTGAAAGTTTTAAACGAGATATGGACAATCTTTCGCAGTACATGCATGTTGGTGTTTTGCGTTTTATTGGTGGCGAACCAACACTTAATCCAGATATTACAGAATATTTGAAATATGCAAAGCAGAGTAATTTTTGTGATGTTACTGCCATCGTAACCAATGGAATAAACCTATTGTCTTTGTCAGATGAGTTTTATGATAATTGTGATATTGTTAGCATTAGTAAATATGAAAATGTGAACATAAACTATGACAAAATTCTTAACTATTTAGACGAGCGAGGAAAACGATGGAACTTTAACAACGTTATTAACCATCCAAAAAGTATGAGTGCTTGGAAAAAAGACCAAGTTGTAATAGATCGACAAAATGTAGATCTCGTAATAGGCGAGCAATTTCGTGTACTAGATCAATTCGAAGAACTAGACGAAGACACCGCACAAGCAGTATATACTTCTTGTTCCGGAAAAACCTATTATTCCACGTTCTTTGGTGGAAAATACTATCGGTGTGCAGTAAGTATTCATCGACCAGGATATTATAAAGCAATCGGTGTTCCGTTACCATATGATCTGAAAGAACTAGATGGTATATCAATCGACGAGCAGTTTACTGAGAAGTATACCGAGGCAATTAACAGTGAAAAAATTAACATAAATGCCTGTAGATTCTGTAAGGGGTTTGGTGATGCGCTGCCTGTAATCAATATACCACATCGACAATTGTCACGCGAAGAAATAAATGCGAAGAAAGTAAATTGAATATGCAAAAAATTGAAACAATCATCCTTAGTAAGTTGTTTTCTGATGAAGACTATGCTCGCAAGGTAATTCCATTCATAACACCAGAATATTTCCATGATACTTCCGAGCGCAAGATTTTCAATTATGCTAGAGAGTTTATCGAGAAGTATAATTCACTTCCGACAGTCGAAGCAATTGAAATCGTAGTGCAGAATGACCGTGGTATCAACGAAAATGAATTTAAAAACATCAATGAGAAACTGACACATCTTGATGATTCTCTTGATGTGAATGAGAAGTGGTTGCTTGAAGAGACTGAGAAGTTTTGTAAAGACAAGGCAGTCTATAATGCAATCATGAAGTCGATTCAGATTATCGATGGTGGAGACAAGGAGCATTCTCAGGATGGTATCCCTTCCATCTTACAGGAAGCATTGGGAATTTGCTTTGATAATAATGTCGGTCATGATTATCTAGATAATTCTGAGTCGCGGTTTGACTTCTATCACCGTGTTGAGAATAAGATGCCATTCGATCTTGAAATGTTCAACAAGATTACAGGTGGTGGTCTACCAAACAAGACTCTGAATATTGCACTTGCTGGTACTGGTGTGGGTAAGTCTTTGTTCATGTGTCACATGGCATCAGGAGCATTGGCGCAGGGTAAGAATGTTCTCTACATTACCATGGAAATGAGTGAAGAGAAGATTGCCGAGCGTATCGATGCGAACATGATGAACGTGAACATCGGCGAGTTGAAAGATCTCTCTCGTTCTATGTTTGATACTCGAATTGACAAAATTCGAAACAAGACTGAGGGTAAGTTGATCATCAAAGAATATCCAACTGCATCTGCACACGTTGGTCATTTCAAGGCGCTGCTAAACGAATTGATGTTGAAGCGAAACTTTGCTCCTGATATTGTGTTTGTCGATTATCTTAACATCTGTGCCTCGAGTAGATTCAAACCAGGAGCAGGTGTAAACTCTTATACATATGTGAAGGCAATCGCCGAAGAACTTCGTGGTTTCGCAGTTGAGTTTGATTTACCTGTTGTTTCTGCCACCCAAACTACTCGTGGTGGATATGCGAACAGTGACGTTGAACTGACTGATACCTCGGAATCATTTGGTTTGCCAGCAACTGCCGACTTGATGTTTGCCCTAATCTCGACAGAAGAACTTGAGAAGATGGGACAACTGATGGTCAAGCAGTTGAAAAATCGCTACAATGATCCAGGAATAAATAAGAGGTTCATGGTTGGTATCGATCGTGGTAAGATGCGTTTGTATGACCTAGAAGAATCTGCCCAAAAGGGAATTATGGATTCAGGTCAAGACGATCTGCCAGTGTTCGAGAAAACTACAATCGGTCAACGTCAACAGAGGGACTTTTCGAAGTTTAATTTCTAATGAATTTTATAGAATCATACCCCAATGCACTAAGTGCAGAAAAATGTAAACAGATTTGCGATGCCATGGACGTTATTATCTCACGTCCAGATCCAGGAACTGCCTGTATTCTATCGGATGATGCAAACAGAACAGACTGGAATATCTTTACTGGTAGATATGGGTCATTAAAGTTTTTTGAAGAATCTGTTGTCGATGCAGTACATGCAGGTTGGAGAAAATATAACAAACAATATGGTGCTGCTAGTCGAGCATTCTTAGAACTGTTTACTCCAGGTTGGAAATTCCAGAAATCAGAAACTGGTGGTGGATTCCACCAATGGCATACTGAACAAGGATCTGGAAAAAATAATCGAGGCAGGTTTGGTGTTTGGATGTTGTATCTGAACACTGTAGAAGAAGGTGGTAAGACAGAGTTTAAATTCCAAGATCTGGCAGTAAAACCAGAAGCAGGAACTTTGCTTATTTGGCCTGCAGCATATACCCATGTTCATCGTGCTGCACCCGATCTTGTCGGGAATAAGTATATCGCTACTGGATGGTTTGAATATCCAGAAAGATTAGATGTTCGATAAAAAACACTTGACTTTTTACAATAGATATAGTATAACAATAATTGACATTGGTGCCATAGCTCAGCTGGATAGAGCAAGAGCCTTCTAAGCTCTAGGTCGTAGGTTCGAATCCTACTGGCATCACCATTTTTAACTAGGGAATGAATAAATGACTGAACAAACAAATGAAGAACTGAATCTCAAGTTGGTTGCAACAACTGCACTATGGGCAAACTCTGCAACTGATGACATGCCACTTTGGAAAACTATTGGTGCCAAAGAATATATCATTGCTCGATTCGACGTCGAACCAACCCTTGAACAAATTGGTAAGGCATGTGAAGCAAAACGTCATCTGATCGAAACTCACACCAAGCAATTCCACGAAACTCTTTCTGGTTGGCAATTGTATCTTGACCAGAATGTTACTCATAATGAGTATCTGCAGTATAGTCTGACTGAGCAGATTGAATTTCCTGCAATCGACCTAACTGAAATTGATGCAACAGAAGAACTTCAACAGATTGTTGGATGAATCAATTTACAGTAATCCATACTTATTATAACGAACGTTCGCTTCTCGAGACACAACTCGAGAGGTGGAACGTATACAACACCCCGATCAAGATTATCCTAATCGACGATGGATCCCAAGAGGTTCCTGCCGAGGAAGTCTTGCGGGGTGTTTCATTTTCAGAGAACATAGATTTCTCTCTGTATAAAGTAACAGAAGATATCGGATTTAATAGTCATGGTTGTCGCAATCTTGGTGCACGATTAGCAAATACTGAATGGTTGGTATTCTTGGATATTGATTATACGATACAACCCTCTCATTTAATAAAGTTACAACGAGAATCCCTCGCCGAGAATACTTGGTATGAAATGAATGCAAAGTTTAACGGTCATGGAGATCCTTATGTGGCGCTGAATCAGTTTATCATACCAAAAAAACTTTATCTTGAATCTGGTGGATACGATGAATCATTTGTTCCATTTCATACTGGAGATAGAGAATTTCTGAGTAGACTTTCATCTAGTTATGATACCAAAAATCTAGAGTGGTTGAATCTAACTTGTCGTCGTGGTGGAAGAAAGGCAGTTATTGTTGACGATGCTGCTATTCCAGTATATGATGACGAGAAGATGATATTCTATACCAGAAAATTTGATCCAACTAATATTACACCGATCGAACAACGTATAAATTTTGATTGGGAGAGGGTTTTATGAACGCAATCACAATAGTGCATACATATTATAATGATGTAGAATTTTTAAAACAGGCAATAGAACACTGGAATACATTTACAACTCCAGTTTCAATTATTCTGATTGATGATGGTTCTAACAAATATCCTGCTTCCGATATTATTACTGCTGCTAAATTCAATGACAATCTTAACGTTTCATTTCTTGTTGTTGAAGAAGATATAGGGTTCAACAGTCATGGTTGCCGCAATCTTGGCGCATCAGTTGCTGAAACTGATTGGATAATTTTCTTAGATATAGATCATGCCATTACATCTGAAGACTTAATTAAACTTCAAACAATGAATTTGTCTATGGAAAAGTGGTATAGTTTTATCACGAGGCATAATGATATTACATTCCCATCATTAAATTCATTTATGTGCAGTAAAGAAATGTTTCACGCAGGTGGTGGGTATGACGAGTCATTTGTTCCACATCATTATGGAGACAGAGAATATCTTGACATGATGGATTCAAAATTCCCTCGGGAAGAATTGACTGATATTACCATTCAGTGTATGCGAGCAGGGCGTCGAGTATATTTTGATAATACATTATCTGCACCAATTTACGACAACGAAAAAATGTTGATGATTACTCCAAACTTCTATAGAGATAAAGTTATACACCATGATAAACAGATTAACTTCCCTTGGAAAAAAGTGTTTTAATAAATACTATGGTGATGCCAAACAATTACCAACGGTCTACTCGTAGTAATCACATTCTCTTAGCGAGAAAATATAATACAAGTCGGAGTAATTGTAAGGCATTTTTATTATAAATATGAGAGATACAATTGAACGGGAACACCATGTTATCATTTACCCAATATCTCTCTGAAGAAAAAAAACCTGCTGCTGGGATTCAACATATTGAACACCCGTCGGATAGATCATTCGATAATGCCGATGCAGCACATCATGCTCTGAAGACACTCCAAGGTGTCGCATCAGGCAAAACTCCTCTCACCCGTAAGATTGACGACAAGATGTCGTTCCATGCCATCCGCACCCCAGAAGGTAAGGTCGGTGTAAAGTACAAGGGTCCAGGAGCACACTATAATTTCTCCGCATCAGATATTGATAGACAACATGGTCACAAACCATATCTTGTTGGTCCGCTGAAGGCGCTCCATAAACATCTAGGTAAAGTTCTGCCAAAACACGCTGGTGAATATCAGGGTGGATATATGAGCGAACCGCATACTCGCGAAACCAAAGATGGACACATTTCCCACACTCCTAACACGATTCAGTATCACACTCCTGTTAGTGGTGAAGAAGGACAGAAACTCCAAAGGTCAAAAGTAAGCGCCACGGTTCATACAGAACTGAAGGGTGAACACAAGACTGCACATCCTATTACTGACACCTCACACTTCGGTTCGCACCCAGATGTTCACATGGTTCAGCACTTGGTAGCACCACATGAGCGCAACTTGTCGAGCGAAGTAAAGGCATCTGCTGATCATCACTTAACGCAAGCAGAAAAATTGATGAAGGATCACTCCTACCATCACCTCGACGGTCATGAGATTACTGCTCGTTCTTATATCAATAAGACAGTTACAAGTGAGGAAACTCCATCAGTTGCTGGATACAAGAAGCATCTTCAAGCAGTCCACCAGAAGAAGATTGACGCAGTTAAAACTGCTGCTGCTAAAGAGCGTAAGACTGCAACAATGCATGCTGACCTCTCGCATGTTACAAAGAACAAAGAACACTTCGCTAAGTCATTTGAGATCCATCATCATCTTCAACAAGCAACCAATCATCTAGCACGTGGTCTTGATTCTTCTGGTGGCGGTGGATTCCACACAAAGATTAATGGCAAGGCAGCAGGTGGTGAAGGTTACGTTGCAAACGGACTAAAGGTTGTTGACCGCGAAGGATTCTCTAAGGCGAATCGTGAACGCAGCGCCATCCTGAGAGCAGGCAAGGGTAAAAAATGAGCGAAGTCCATCACCACATTACACAGGGGAGAATGAACCCTCCTACTGTTGGTCACGAAGCAGTTGTCAATCAGGTTCGTAAGACAGCAGGTGAACATGGACACACTATCATTCTCACTGGCAGTCATGATTCCAAAAAGAATCCTCTGACACCTGAACAAAAGTTAAAGCATGCCAAGCGTGCATTCCCTGGAGCAAATGTTAAACTTGCCACCAAAGAATCACCAACAATGCTTCACCATCTTTCGAATCTACACAAGTCGGGTGTGACGCACCTTCACTTGCACGTGGGTTCCGATCGTGCGCACGAATTTCATACGCTGATCCATAAATATAATGGTGTTGAAGGTAAACATGGTTACTTCAACTTCAAGGGTATCAAGATCCACAAGGTCGGCGGAGAACGTTCTGATGCAGACACTGGAGTCGGTGGTGCATCTGCTACCAAGATGCGTCATCATGCCTCTGTTGGTAACGAAAAAGAATTCCATAAGATGGCACCAAGTGCCATGTCAACAAAGCATAAGCACGAACTCTATAAAGACGTTCGCCATGGTATGGGTATCCACGAGTCACTATCATTCAAAACATTTCTAGGACTGTAAGATGGGTAAATTTCTAATAGATATGATGTCAGACAATGGCAATCCATCGACTAAACGTATGATTGCAGTTGTTGCTACTATTCTTGTTGCCATTGGTTATATTGCAAATCTATTCTGGGATTTCACAATTGAAGAGTTTATCTTTAATGGTGTAATGTATATTGTTATCGGTACTCTTGGCATTACAGGCGTGGAGAAGTTTGCGCCCAAGAAACCAACTAAGAAGTCAGAAGAAGAATAAGGAATTAAATATGTTTGGTATGATCCCGTTACCATATAAGTTACTGGCAGGTGTTGCCTTAATACTTGGTGTTTTTGTTTATGGATACATGAAGGGATCTGCTTATGCTGATGCAGAACTACAAAGATTTGCTGCAAAGAATGCAACATTAGTAGCAGATATGGAAAAGAAAAACTCTGAGATCTCCACTGAAGTGGTGACTCAGTATGTAGACAGAACCAATACAATCAAGGAAAAAGAATATGTATATCGCGACATTATCAAAGAAAATGTTCCTACTCAGCATGTTATGTCTAACGGTTGGGTGTTCGCGCACGACTCTAGTGCCACTGCCAGTGATGCCGACCCCACCAGAAGTTCTGATGCGTCCCCCTCTGGAATTACAGACACTACAGCCCTCCTCGGCATCATCGGAAACTACTCCAGATGCCAGCAAAACGCCGAGCAATTAATTGCGCTTCAGAAATGGATTGCTGACAACAAAGAGGCAGTCGATGCAGTGAACGAAAAAAATTCAAAGAAGAAGAAATAATGGCTTACAATTTTTTCCCAACATCTGAGGAAGATATCGATTCCACTCTTAAGACCAAACCTAAAGCGTATCGTGATAATTGTAAGGCGGTATTTAAATTTCTGCGTAAAAAATACGCAACAATTGCCACTCCGATTAACATTGATGTTGACCGAGGACCAATCAATGTCGTTCGTGCCATTAAAGGTTCTCTTACCGAGCAGCAAATCTTAACTCAGTCTGGAGTTAAGCAACCATTTAAGGTAAAATTTGGAGATGGATCTTCTGGTAACAGAGGCGCTGCAAATCGCGGTAATGCATTTGAAGAGGAATTCACCCAAGCATTAAAAGACTGGCGAGCAGGTGAAACTACTGGTATGGATCGAATGGTGCTAGAAACCATCGAGGGTCTAGATAAAACTTATGGTATTGGACAAGGTTCTGATTTCAAGGTTGATGCGGTTGGTGGTGAAAATACCAAAAGACCGTTGTCATTTATTGGTGGAATTAAATTGACCAATACTAAGGGGGTTGGTAACGATATTGGTGCTGCAGTAACTGATATTACTGTTACATGGAAAGATAAGAATAAAATTGCACAAACATTATTTCTCAGTTTGAAATTTGAGAGTACTGTTACATTCTTTAATGTTGGCGTTCAAACTATTCTTACTAAGAATGAAATACAAACAGGTTCAATTACAAATAAAGATGGACAGGCACTGTTGGACTTGTTTAAGATTGACCATAAAAAATTCTGCGACATTTTTAACGGGACTGGTAAAGGCGAGATTGTGCCAGTAGTTTCTCCTAATCTACTTAAATTAAAGACTCTACTTGAATCTGGTATTGGGTATGGATACCACGTTATCCATAAATTTCCTGGAAAAATTAAATCATATAAAGTCGATGAAGTCTATATGCGATCTGGTGCAAATGCTCTGTCGCAAACTATCTACTATGGTGGTAAAGGTGGAAGGGGCAAAAGAATTGATATTGTGATTGACAGTCCCAAATATGAATTCAAATTAAACATTCGAGATTCACAGGGGAAAGAAGGGTTTCCATCTCGTTTGATGTGCGATTTCAAATACAAGCAGTAATTATTATAAATATAGCAAACGACTGGAGAGTAACCCAAACATGAAAAATGATTCACCACCATGGCAAGAAGATCCTAAAAACCCGACTCGTCGATCAGGCGAGAAGCGTAAGGATAAGTATGGCAACGAGATTAAGAACGTTGCCAAGCACCTTGCACGCAAGGCGATGAATGCTGTCAAGGAATCGGTCAATAAGAATGCAGCAGTTGCAAAAAAAGCAGGTGCCAAACTAAAGATGGATCCAGATACTGGAACACCTGATCATTTCACTGCCGCCCTAAGACGCAAAAAGGGTCTTGATGAAGCAGACTCTATGAAGCATCCTAGAGAGGGATTCCCAGAAGAGGGTGACTATGGTTACCACCCAAATCCTGGTATGAAACCACAGGAGAGCGATTCAGACAAAGATATGGATGTGGCATACAAGAAAGCAACTGAGAAAGAAGCTCGCAAACCATTGAATGCAAAGATTATCGAACATGACAATTGCGGAACTCCAGAGTGCTGCGGTCAATGTGATACAGCAGAACTTGACGAAGCACTGACTCGTGTTACCTCAGGTAACAAAGGTTACGGATACCATGGTACTGTAGAAGCACGCGACGATGCTGAGAAAGATAAGAGATATTCTGCCATGCATCGTTATGCTAAGAAACTAGTGGGTGCTGCTGGACATCTTTCTGATGCAAAGAAACCAAACGTAATGGTCAAGCACTTCCTTGATTCTGCGCATGGTCGTCATATTGCTGACAATCCAACTGATAAAAACATCACTAGCAGATTCTCTGAATTTAAAAAGAAATATAAACCAGAGATGCACGAAGAAGTTGAAATTGATGAAGGTGTGACTAATCCAGAAATCAAGAAAGCATATGCTGATCTTATAAAAACTCCTGGTGGTTCTTCTGAGCGTAAATCTGCTATTCGTCGTTACAAGAGTCTTCGTCAGAATGCTGTCAAGGAAGAATCAGAACTCGAAGAAAAGCGTGGACTGTGGGATAACATTCATGCCAAGCGTAAGCGCATTAAAGCAGGATCGGGTGAGCGTATGCGCAAACCTGGATCTGAGGGTGCACCTACTGCGGCAGCACTGAAGGCATCACAGACTGAAGAAGCGCATGGCATGTGGAAGGTAGACTTCCCTAAGCAACATGCTGGTAAGGCAGTCGCTGCTGGTTCTGTTCACGTTAAGGCGCAGAACACTGCTCATGCTCACAAGGTTGCTGCAAAGAGAGTTGGCGTTGATCACAAGGTGTTCAAGTCGAAGGTAACTAAGTCGAGCATTCTTCCAGAAGAAGTCGAAGGTAAGGTCTACTCTGTCCATGTCAAGGGCGATAGTAAAGATCACAACTCACCAGAGTTTAAAAAGCATCTAAAGGGGTGGGGTGGTGAACTACACTACATTTCTGATAAAGGCGCTGCATATAAATTCAAAAAAGGGTATCAGGCAACTGGATTCCATCATGGTGTTAAGTCTGGATTTAAAAGTCTTGATTCGGAACACGATGGTCATGTTAACGAAGAAACTCTGACGGAAATTTCTGCTAAGGGGGTTTCTGCTAGGGACGAATTTAGACAAAAAATCCAACGTGCTATGTCAGACCCTGCAAATATTGCACGTGCTAAAAAAGTTATTGCAAGAAAAAAGGCGAAGGCGAAAGAGGCAGCTGCTAATGAACCAAAGAATCTGGTTCACCAACTTCATAAGTCTCAGTCGATTAATGCCAAGGTAAAGTTCTATGATGGTAAGGAACATGAGATTGCTCCTAACCATCACGACAAATTTATGAACAAGTATCATGGTCTGAAGTCGTCGATCGAAAAGGAATCATTAATCAAGCGTGCACATAAGTCGCATGAAGATTTCCTTAAAGCAATCCACGAAGAATTTGCTGACTTCAGTCAGGAAAAACCTAACACAGATTCTATCACTCCTGCTAACTATCCAACTCCACCAGTCCGCGATGATATAACGGACTACAATAGCGACGATCGTCACGATGAATATGATATGGTCGCAATCGAAAATGATGTTGCTGCCCAGATCGAAAACTCTGAGTGGGAAGATCTAGTTTTCTATTATGACGATGAAGATCTAAACTACGAAGATTCCGATGAAGATATCGCTGAGGGTATTACTCCACAAGGTCGTCTGAAGAAGCGTTTCAATATGATGCGTAGTAAATCACGTCGTAACATGGCAAGAAACCTTGCACTGAAGCGTGTCGCGACTCCTGATCGTATTAAGTCAAGATCTGTTCGCGCTGCTCGTAACATGGTTTATAGCAGAGTCCTCCGTGGTCGTGACCGTTCTACACTCTCTGCTACTGAGAAAACAAGAATTGAAGGAATGGTAAAGCGCATGGCGCCAATGGTCGGTAGACTTTCCCTTCGCCTTCAACAAAAAGAACGTATGATCGACCGCAAGAGAATCAACAATAGAAATAAAAGAAAGAAAAAGTAATGCTTTCGTTTTTTGATTATCTTGCCGAAAAGGAATGCACCTGTTGGACTGGTTACAAACGCAAACCAGGAACTAAACCGTGTGCACAAGGTTCGTGCATTAAAGAGGCAGCAGTTGATGGTAAGGGACATAAGTCCTCTACTGGCGGACTCACACAAAAAGGTCGTGACTACTATAACAGACAGTCTGGTGGTAATCTAAAGGCACCTGTAACCACTCCTCCCTCTAAGTTGAAGGCAGGTAGTAAAGCAGCGAATCGTCGCAAGTCTTTCTGTGCTAGAATGTCTGGTGTAGAAGGTCCAATGAAAGATGAGAAGGGTCGTCCGACTCGCAAGGCACTAGCACTACGTAAATGGAATTGTTGATATGGATGAATTACAGACATCAATGAAGGTGGTTCTTGCGAATACATATGCAATGTATTTTAAGGCACATGGTTTTCACTGGAATGTAGAAGGTAAAGACTTCTCCCAGATGCATGATTTCTTTGCTGGCATTTACGAAGAACTATTTGCTACGATCGACAAGATTGCGGAAGAGATTCGAGCACTCGATGAGTATGCTCCGTATAATATGACCGAATTGGCATCTATGACTACAATCAAAGAGTCAAATATTTACGGTGTTGATGTCTCAGGAATGCTTGCAGATCTTATTACTGCTAATGCCTCGGTAATTGAAGCATTAAATGCTGCACATAAATTGGCGGATGCAGATAGCAATCGCGGTCTGGTAAACCTTATTGAAGAGCGTCTCGATGTTCATGCTAAACATGCATGGATGCTACGGGCAACCTCTAAATAATATAAATATAGAAAAGATTAGAGGAATATCAAATGAGTCTAGAGCAAACAATTAAAGATACTATCATTGCTGAATCGCAAGACTTGGATGGTCGTCTTCAGCAACTAGTTCGTGCTGGTCTGATGCCATCAAATACAATTCCTGTTCTTCGTAAGGCAATTGCGAAGGTGCAAGGTGGTATGACACTTCAGGGCGCAGAACGTGATGTCATGGCAAACTTCATTAACTCGATGATGTTCATTGTTCTCGGCGACGATTCAATCTTTAATAAGGCACGTGCTGGTGCTAAGACTTATGCTACTGAAGCAAAAGAAAAGCAAGAGTATGATTACGAAGGCGACATGGCAATGTCCCAACTAAAGTCAATCATTGCCAACTCGCAGCGTATGCATGACTCGTTGAGTGAAGATACAAATCTTCCTGAGTGGGTTCAGTCGAAGATTACTCTTGCTGAAGATTATATCTCAACTGCTGCTAACTATCTCCAAGGTGAGGTGAACGAAGAGCAGATCGACGAACTGTCAACAGAAAAGCTTCTTGCATATCGCAAGAAAGCAAGAGAAGCCGATACAAATAAGCATCATGTGTATGCTGACGAAGCAGATAAAAAGATCAAAAAGAAAACTGGCGTCTATAATCCTGGCCTTCTTCAGCGTGCTAAAGCAAAACTTCGTAATGAAGAAGTCGAACAGATCGACGAACTCTCAAAGAAGACTATGGGTTCTTATGTCAAGAAAGCATCAGGCGCTGAGCAACCAAAGAATGTAATGTCACCAAAGAATGTTCCTTTGACAAAGATTGCTGCATACCAAGGCGACAGCGAAACAGGACACTTCGGTAAGAGATTCAACCAAGCAACTTATGATAAAGCAGAGCGTCTCCGTAAGAATCGTGAGACAGGCATCAAGAGAGCAGTTGATAAAATTACCAAGGAAGAAGTCGAACAGGTCGATGAACTCTCAAAGGCAACACTGAAGTCATACGGCAACAAGGCATCTGATCAGGTTCGTGACTATGTGACAGATAAGTCAACTTCATTCAAAGCTTCAATGAATAACATGAAAAGAGAAAAGGGTCTTCAATCTCTTCAGAAAAGAAAAACTAATGAAGAAGTCGAACAGGTCGATGAGATCTCGAAGGCAACAATGGGTCGCTATATTAACAAGGCAAAAGACTCGATTGACAACACATCATATAGAAGCGGTATAAAAGATGGAACAGCGATTTCTTCATCGACTCCATATAAATCAAATAATCCGCTAGAGAAAAAACTCACAAAGCGCCATAAGGGTATTTCAATGGCAGTCAAGAAACTGACTAAAGAAGATATTGATACAGCAAAGTCGATGCACGAGTCATACAAAATGAAGTTCGATGCTGCTCTAGAACATTATAACATCAAGTCTCCCTCGGAACTTGGTGAAGAAAAGAGAAAAGAATTTTTCAACCACGTAGATCAAGAATTTAAAAAGGGAGACAATTAATGTCCGCATGGGGTAAATCAGATAATAAATCATCAGATGGTACGGTAACTCTTACTGCGCCATCTATCACATTCAATGGCGCCACAGGTCACGCTGCTGGCGTTTATACTTCAGCAGGTCATCCATTCCAACTTGGTGATCCTGTTGTTTATTCAAACGGCGGAGGAACTTCGGTCGTTGGTCTAACATCTGGTAACACATACTATGTTACTAATGTAACAGCAAACACTTTCATGGTTGCTGCTACAGAGGCGGATGCACTGCACAATTTCCCAACCACAATCGCATCAACCGATGGTATTGGCACTTCACATACATTCACACTACCACTTGCATTTGGTCGTGGAACTCTAACGGGTACTAACAGCACCATATTTACTGAAGAACTGTTTGTCGGTGACATTGTTCGCGCTTCGGCAACGGGTGGCAATCAGGAAATGATTGTAATCGCAGTTACTAGCGATACACTTGCTACTGTAATTAACGCGAATCCAGGTACGACTCTGACTGCATTTGCTGATGATGAGAGTTATAGAATCCACGAGAAACCAACCTTTGTTTCTTCTGTTGCGACAACTGACTTCGAATCAACACAAGTATTCGGTGTAAGAAGCGACGAAATCCATGGTGACCAAACAGGTGGTTATATTTCGGCAGTTGCTCTAATTCAGGGTGGTGCTGGATACGTTGAAGTTCCTGGTGTTTCGTTCTCTGGTGGCGGCGGCGCTGATGCTGAAGCAACAGCAACAATCGCGGATGGCGTAGTTACTGCAATCGCAGTAACAAACAACGGTTCGTCATATGAAACTGCTCCAACAGTTACTGTTGCTGGTCCTGTTCTAACTCTACCAACAAGCACAGTCAGTCCAACATTCGACTACATCCAATATACTGCGCACGGTCAAGCACAGGGCGCTGCTCTAAAATACCAAGATGGCGGTGGCACTGCTGCTAGTGGTCTGACTGATAACACAACTTACTACGTTTCTACTATCGGTCTAAGTGCTAACGCATTACGCCTGGCATCTTCGTCAGTCCTTTCTGCTGGTACTACACTTGGTACTGTTGCTATTTCAGGCACAGGTGGTCAATTCACTTGCGCGAATGCGACTCTTGCTACAGGTGACCGTGTTCAGATTACAGGAACTCTTGGTGGCACTGGTTCGATTACTGGTTACACAACTGGAACAGTATATAAGGTGTCGGCAGTAACTGGAACATCTCCGAGTGTGACAGGGTTCACGCTAACAGATGAAGAAGGTGGTGCAATTGTTACAACTGCTGGTACTCCAACTGGTCTGACTTACAAGGCAGGAACTCTGGTTAACATTTCCGGAACTGGTAATAATGCTCAGTATCTAGAAATTGTTGCAGGAACTACTGCGACTGCTAATGCTGCTCTTGGTGTAAACCAAGGTATTGATGAGGCAGAATCTGGTGCTGTTGCTCACACTGGTTGGGTGCATCGCAAGGTTCTAACTGGTGCTCATGCTGGTCGTATCCAGTATGAAGTTCTAGTTGCACTTTCGAAGAACGGCATCACTAGCGATGCTTCTGATGATATTGCGTTCCCAGAGGACTAATAAATGGCAGATAGCAAACTTGTCGCACTAACAACAGCGTCATCGCTTGTTGCTACAGACTTGATGTATGTTGTTAAACCAGCAACATCTCCATATGATCACAAGGTAAGTGTTGCTAATCTGTTTGGTGGTATTCCAGTTCCTGTAGTTCTGGAAGACGATCTGATTCTTGGTGGCGCTGTGCAGACAATGACTTCTGCTGGCGCCATCAGTATCGCTTCACTGGTAACAAAGATTACTTCGCCTGATGGTGCAGGGACTCTTTCTATCGTAGATGGAACTGACGGGCAGATTAAAGTTGTTGTAATGACAAGTAATACTGGTGGTCATGCTCTAACAATCAATGATAATATTGGTCATTCTTCAATTGTTTTCAATTCAGCGGGTGATACTGCAACGTTGATGTGCTTGACTGGAAGATGGTATTTCATTGGAGGCACAGCAACGGTAACATAATATGAATGTATTGAATGAAGAAACTTTTTTAATGTTCGCAATTAAACACTATGATAGTCCTGGATGCACTGGTATTTCGGATTTACAGGAAGATTTAAAGCGGTTTGTTTATCTTCGAAGATTGTTGACGCGATATCAAAATACTAATGTTTTAAACGATCGTCTTATTATAAATCATTTGTTGGTTCTATATAATGTGTTCAATCAAGCAGCGACAGATATGATTGTCTATAAACTTTCGGATCTAATGCCTCTGATTAAACCGTTTCTGTTGTTCTTAAATCGAATGACAGAAGATGAGTTACCAGATGTCTTTATGGATCAGACGATCGTTAACAAGTTAAGAGGGATTTAATGGCCAGGTTTGTCGATGCACTGATAACATACCGCATTTTACGTATGTTGACGACTTCATTTACCGAGACAGATGCATATCGTCTCGGTATCATCGATGCACATGGTAATGTCCTGAAGAGAGAACAGGATCTTGCAACGGAAGAAGAAAGAGAATCATACAGTCTCCTTCACCGTATGGTCTTTAAGTTGAAGCGAATCATAGAAAAAGTTCCATTTGCGAATAGTAAGTTTCTTTCTTTCGCTGCTGCTATTGCACTTGTTAAGGAAAACGTCGAATACGACGAGGATATCCTAGAAGAAATTCTTTATATGACAATGGAACACGAAGAAACTAAATCTATTGCAGAACAATTGGAATTGAATACAATGTTGTCATTTAAAGACTATGTTACTGAAGAAGGCATGGGCGTCGCTGGTGGTGCTATTGCTGGTATCGGTATAAATAATCCAAGTATTCCAAACCAAGCGGAACCTGGAGTTTCTAAGGCTGCTCAGAAGAAGTGGCGTAAAAAGAATAAAATTATAAGAAGGAAATAATTCCCATGAATTTGTCAAATTTTTTCTCATCACCACCGATTGAATCGCTGGAACAACTTGAACTCGAGAAGGGCAAAGTCCAACTTACCATTATGAAGATGGTAACGATTGTTCTAGCATCTATCATGTTAGCAGTTGTATTCATCTTCCTTATTGGCATGTTCATGCCAAACGATCTAATCGATAATAATGAGATCTTTAAGATTATTGGTCCTGCGTTCTCGATGATTATTGGTGCTTTTGTTGGTGCTTTTGCAACGATGATGGGCATGAAGGTCACTGAGTTTGATCCAAATGTTAAGGTTCAGGAACTTGGTAAGACTGACTATAAGCATCTTGCTGAGGCGCACACTGAACACGCCAAAGCAGAGTCGATCGAAGCAGATACTGAAATCAAACTAATGGCTGCTATCGATAAGTATAAAGACAGCGACGACGACTTCGGTCCATTTTAAGGGGTAAGATAATGACACAACTAACTGAACATTTTACTCTCGCAGAAATGATTGTATCGCCAACCGCAAAGCGTCTTGGCATTCCTAACACACCAACTGCTGAACATATTGAGAACATGCGTTACTGCTGTGAAAAGATTCTCGAACCTGTTCGTGCCAAGTTTGGTCCAGTAACAATCAACTCTTCGTATCGTGCACCACTTGTCAATAAGGCAGTTGGTGGATCTGCTACTTCCCAGCACGTTAATGGTCAAGCAATTGACTTTGAAGTAAAGGGTGTTGACAATAAGAAGGTTGCTGACTGGGTTGCTGACAATCTAGAGTTTGACCAAGTCATCCTAGAATTCTATGCTGCTGGTGATAAGAACTCTGGTTGGGTCCATGCTTCCATTAAGAAGGAAGGCGGAAACCGCAAGCAGCGTCTGGTTGCTACCAAGTCTAAGGCAGGTGGAACAAAGTATACTCCTGTTAAAGATTTCGATCCATCGACTACTAGAGAAGCAGGTGCTCCTGCCGTTCAAGCAGTCGCGCAGGTTGCTAAGGCAGCAGTCCAAGCACCAACTGTTGCTGGTCTTGGACCAATGGCAGCACTTCAAACTAAGTGCGGTATTACTGCCGATGGTAAGTGGGGTCCAGGAACATTCAAGGCAGCAAGAGATTACTACAAGTTGTCGACAGCTGGTGCTGCTCACTTCTTCGGACAGTGCGCACACGAGTCGGGTGGTTTCAAGGTATTCCAAGAGAACCTGAACTACTCAGACAAGGGTCTGAACGGTATCTTCAAGAAGTATTTCCCAACAATCGCATCGACTGCAGGGTATGCTCGCAAACCAGAGAAGATTGCTAACAAGGTCTATGCTAATCGTATGGGCAATGGTCCAGAGTCATCGGGTGATGGATGGAAATTCCGTGGACGTGGTCCGATCCAGTTAACTGGTAAGAGCAACTACACTCAATTCGCCCAAGACATCGGTCGCCCAGACGTTCTAACAGATCCAGATATCGTCGCAACTGAACTCGCATTCGAATCAGCACTATGGTTCTTCAACAAGAACGGTCTGTTCGCAATCGCGGGTAAGGGTGTATCTGATGCAGTCATCGGTCAGATTACTCGTCGTGTAAATGGTGGTACGCATGGTCTAGATGACCGCATTAAGAAAACCAAACAATTCGCAGCATGGGGATAAGAATATGCTTAATCAAATCAAAGACGCACTAAAGAAACTTTTCGGTTTTGTTGACACTAACAAGGATGGCAAGGTCGATCTTGCTGAGATTACTGCAGCAGTTGACAAGGCAGAAGACAAGTTTGAAGAAGTTAAAGCAGTTGTCAAAAAAGCACGTAAACCAAAGGCAAAGTAATTGGAATCTTTGGAAACAAAAGTCGCGGTAATCGAACACGATCTGAAGCAAATTCAGGTCGTGTTCAGTCGTCTCGACCTTGCCATCGAAAAGATTGGTGATGTTTCCAACTGCATCAATAAGATGCTCGCTGTCCATGACACCAAACTCGATGCGCAAGAAACAGTCAACGAAGATATCTACACGAGTTTAGAAGTGCATAGACAAGAAACCAAGGAAAGTAACGCCGAGTTACATTCGCGTATCACGACAACCACTCGTGAACTCGAGGCAAAAATTCAGTCGACTGAAGACAAGATGCTTGCTGCTATCAGGGATCTTAAAGGTTCAGTTGATAAAGAAGAAGAAAAACATAAAAATCGTATTGACAAATTGGAAAAAACCAAGTATATTATGATTGGTGGTGGTATCGTTCTTGGTGCTATCATTACCAAGATACTTCCAATGCTTATGAAATTTATTCAATAAAAGCCTTTACTTCTCCGATGAAATCGGGTATAACTATATTATGAGTTTATATATTGATATCAAGTATCTCCATTCGGTTTCGTATCGTCTCGAGAACTTCAAGAAAAAATCACAAGATCTATATAACTGCAGGTGTCCTCTCTGCGGCGACTCACAGCGTAATAAGCGCAAGGCGCGAGGATACTTCTATCGCGGGAAGAACGATCTGTATTACAAGTGCCATAAATGTGGCGCGAGTCATCACTTCGGAACCTTCCTGAAGAACTTCGATTCAAATCTTTATAGTCAATATGTCGTAGAGCGTTATGCCGATGGCGCTCATAATAAGACATCACACAAGACTGTAGAATCAGTTCTCAAGTTTGAAGAACCGAAGTTTGCCAAGAAACCTGAACCCAAACTACTCGACTCGATTATGGATCGACTTGACACACTACCAGATGATCATGAGGTAATCCAATATGTTACTGACCGCAAAATCCCTCGCTCTGCTTTTGATCGGTTGTATTTCATTCCTAATGTTAAAGACGTGGTTCAACTTAATGCTAAATACAAAGATTCGATCATCACAACTGAACCGAGACTCGCGATTCCTTTTCTTGATGGCGCTGGTAAACTACTTGTTGTTAGTCTTCGTGGAATCAGAGGTGAGTCATTACGGTATATCAATGTTAAGGTAGATGAAGATGCACCATCGATTTTCGGTTTGGATCAAATCGATCCTACAAAAGAAGTACTCGTCGTCGAAGGACCCCTTGACTCCCTTTTTCTGGATAATTCTATCGCTTGTGCTGGAACGTCATTCGGAAAAATCGACCAACTCCCGATACCGAAAGAAAAAATAACAATTATTTTCGACAACCAACCTAAAAACAGAGACGTTGGTAAGTTGATGAATAAGTATATTGATATGGGGTATAAGATGGTCATCTGGCCAGATGTTCCAGGAAAAGATATTAATGAAATGATTGAAAATGGATTGACTTCTGGTGAAATCCAGAGTATTATAAATGATAATACGTTTCAAGGTCTATCAGCAAAGGCAAAGTATGCCATGTGGAGGAAAGTATGAGCGAATTGGTCGCTAATGAATATGGCGTAGAAATCCGTCATACCAGAATTACAAAGTTGCGTATTCATCGAACAGACGATATGTGGTTGGTCGAATACCGACGCGAACCTCGCTGGTTTCTTGGTCTCGACCGATGGTGGTGGTTCGATGATGGCAGGTATGCAAATTATGCCGATGCAACTGACCGTGTAGACCATCTATTGGGCATTGGTTTCGTAAGCAAGGCACAGTTCCAGACTGTCAAAGAATTTGAAGTCGAGTAATGCTTTATACTGGATCGGGAAACATCCCAAATCATATTTACTGCTGGGTGCAATCATCATTCATTCGTAAAGATGTAGAACCTTATATCTTTGAACCCTGCGTTTGGTTTGCATTACATTCAAAACCTGGACATTCATGGGGTTGCCATGTGATGTTGGAATGTGGTGCAGTCTACCGTGGCGTTCCTCCGCATGCTCTGGCATTTTCTGTAGAACCAGAACCATTTTGGAGACTTGATGATACACAGGTATGGGATTGTTATGGTGATCAATTCTCAGTTGTCAGTTATGATTATCTAAACACCCAGCGAGCAGAGATACGGAGCACTGGAGAGTTTGGTCGCTATCTGTTTACTGCCATTCCGATGAACGATGGTTACAGTATGCATCCATCGCAGTCTAAGGAGTTTATGTTTATAGAACTAGACAATGGCAGACTGTGTATCATGCCAACAAATGAACTACGGTTCCACGACAAGTCATTTACCGAGGGTGATTGGCCGACTAATATTAAACTGAATACAAAATCATGGAGAGTTGAATGAAAGATGATATTAAACATGTGCTTCGGAAGCATTTTCAAGCACACATTGAAAAGCATGCAATGAACGTGCGTGTTATGATGAATAACCCAATGGCAATTCATGAGCATACTGACTTCATGGGTGCGATTGAACTAGAACTTGGTCATATCGCTGAATACAAAGACAAGTTGGAAGCATTGGAAAACATTTAATGAGTGAAGTAAACCTAGTAAGTCTGTCGAAACCTTCTGCCTACACAGAATGTAATACTGCTAATGAACTTGTTGCATGGGCAGCAAGAGTATCTAATCCGTCAAACCAAAACAACACCGCAACAGCACCTAAACTGGTTCAGTATCTTATTAAGAACCAACACTGGTCACCACTGGAGATGGTCCATGTCGCAATGGAAATTAAAACAACACGAGATATTGCCCGCCAGATTTTGCGGCATAGTTCTTTCAGATTCCAAGAGTACAGTCAGCGTTACGCCGATCCAACCAAGGATCTGGGATTTGTTGTACGGGAAGCACGTCTGCAGGATGCCAAGAACAGACAGAACTCAGTAGAAGTTGAAGATAGCGAACTTGCTGGAGAGTGGGATTTGAAACAACGAACCTTAACTCATGCTGCGGTAGATGCTTATGAGTGGGCAATTGAAAATGGTATCGCCAAGGAACAGGCACGTGCTGTTCTCCCTGAAGGTCTAACAGAATCAACTATCATCATGGCAGGTTCGCTTCGGTCATGGGTTCACTACTGTCAGTTGCGCATGGATAAGGCGACTCAAAAGGAACACCGTATCGTTGCAGTGCAGTGCTGGGATATAATTGCCCATCACTTCCCTGATGTCAAGGCAGCTCTAGATAGCATGGCAGCACAAGCAGAGTTTGAAAGAAAACTCCCGTGAGAATTCTACTAACTGGACATGAAGGGTTTATCGGTAGGAATGCGCTTCGTATTCTTTCTAAGAATCACACTGTAATTCCATACGAGGGAGATATTCGTGAATGGAAGATGACAGAGTCTTACGGGAACCCAGATGTTGTTCTACACCTAGCAGCACTCGCTGGTGTTCGCAAAAGTTGGGACGATCCAGAAGGTTATTGGGAAACTAATGTGACTGCATCGAATCGCATCTTTAGATGGGCAGAGATTAATCGGGTAAAGGTAATCTATGCATCTTCCTCCTCAATTTATGAGTGGTGGAAAAATCCATATGCTACCAGCAAAAAGGCGATGGAAGAACTTGCGCCATATACCTCAATTGGTATGAGATTCCATACAGTTTATGGTCCAGACAGTCGCCCTGATATGTTCTATGATATGATGCTTAATAATAAAATCGAATATAAAACAGAACATCTTCGAGACTGGACGCATGTTGAAGATATTTGCTCTGCGATTGAAATTCTATTGACTAATCCGAATTATTCGGGTATAGTAGATATTGGGTCGGATGAACCGATCTCTGTCAGTGAAGTTTTGGATACCTATGGATACCGAGATGTTCCTTTCAAAGATGTTGTTGGTGAGAGAGAAGTCACTCATGCCAATATCGATGAAATGCGCAGACTCGGATGGGAACCTAAATATCACATTCTTGAAGAGGTGCGCAAATGAGTGATACTATTAAAGTTGAATACGATCCTTTCGCAGACGAGCACTATATTGTTTGGGAAGGTTTCGAAAAACTGCAATGGAAAGAAGGTGATACTATCACGTGGGTTGCCAATGAAGATGGAAGTTTTACACTAATGAAAGAAAATACTATGAATTATCAAGAAGACGTTACTGAATTTATGTCCGCAGCGGATCAATATGTTGGTGTAAAACCTCATCTAAATGATGATAATATGGCGCAAGCAAGCCTATATATTAATCTAATCGATGAAGAATACCGCGAACTTTGCGATGGGTTTCTTCGTCGTCATATTGGAGACATTGCTGACGGTGGTGCCGATCTAGTCTGGGTTGTTCAAGGATTGTTTGCAACTCTTGGTATCAACTTTGAAGAAGTGTGGAAAGAAGTGCGTGCTTCTAACATGAGCAAGGTTTCTGATAATGGTAAGATTAAAAAGCGCGAGGATGGTAAGATTCTGAAACCAGAATCATATTTCAAACCAGACATCGAAAAAGTGTTGAAGGAACAGGGACTATAAATGGCAAGAGAGAATTATCTGGATATTGAAATTGACCTATCACGGGACTCCCTGTTTGACAAACTAGGTATTCAGCGACTTCAAGAATCATATATGAAGGACGACGAAACGTCTCCACAACATCGGTTCGCTTTTGTTTCAAAGACGTTCGGTTCTAATCCTGAACATGCGCAGCGTCTATACGAATATGCGTCAAAGCACTGGTTGTCATATGCCACTCCGATCCTCTCGTTTGGTCGGTCGAAGCGTGGTATGCCAATCTCATGTTTTCTAAACTTCATTGACGATACTGCGGAGGGTCTAGTTGAAAATCTTTCAGAAACTAACTGGTTGTCTATGCTTGGTGGCGGCGTTGGTATTGGTTTTGGCATTCGCGCCGCAGATGATAAGTCTACTGGCGTTATGCCTCACCTTCGCACTTATGATGCTTCTAGTATGGCTTACCGTCAAGGTCGCACTCGTCGTGGTTCTTATGCTGCTTATCTGGATATTTCTCACCCTGATGTTGGGTTATTTCTAGAGATGCGCAAACCGACGGGTGATCCCAACATGCGTGCACTGAACCTGCACCATGGGATCAACATCTCGGATGCGTTTATGGAAATCGTTGAGCGTTGTATGACGGACAAGGATGCCGACGACAGTTGGAACCTTACCGATCCGAAATCGGGTGAAATCCGCGACACAGTTTCAGCGAAGGAACTTTGGCAGAAGATTCTCGAACTTCGTATGATGACAGGTGAACCATACCTACACTTTATTGATACGTCTAATCGTGCAATGCCGCAGTTCCAGAAGGATCTTGGTCTAAAGATTCATCAGTCAAATCTCTGTTCAGAAATCATTCTTCCAACGGATAGGAAGCGTACTGCGGTTTGCTGCCTCTCGTCCGTTAATCTAGAATACTATGATGCATGGTCGAAAGATCCGTTGTTCCTCAAGGACATGGCGGAAATGCTAGATAACGTGTTACAATACTTTATTGACAATGCTCCGAAGCAGGTTGCTCGTGCGATCTATTCAGCAAAGCGCGAACGTTCTATTGGTATCGGTGCACTAGGTTTCCATGCTTATCTTCAGCGCAAGGGTATTGCGTGGGAGTCGGCAGTCGCTAAGGGAACGAACATGCGAATGTTCAAACTAATCAAGAATCGTCTAGATACTGCGAATCTAGAACTTGGAACAGAGCGTGGCGAAGCACCTGATGCTGCTGGCACTGGTCGTCGTTTCTCACATATGCAGGCAATTGCTCCAAACGCATCGTCGTCAATCATCATGGGTAATACTAGTCCGTCGATTGAACCATGGCGAGCAAATGCATATCGTCAAGATACACTATCGGGTTCATTTTTGAATAAGAATAAATATCTTGACGCGATTATTCTAGAAGAAGCGGCATTCGGCAGACCTGCTGGTTGGTATGACGAGGTTTGGTCCTCGATTATCGCCAACGATGGTTCGGTGCAGCACCTTACATGGATGGACGATATTACTAAGAGTGTCTACAAAACCTCGATGGAAATCGATCAGCGTTGGGTTATTGAACATGCAGCAGACAGACAGAAGTTTATTGATCAGGCACAGTCCCTCAATCTATTCTTCCGTCCTGATGCAAATATCAAATATATTCATGCAGTCCATTATCTTGCATGGAAGCAAGGTTTGAAGACTCTATACTATTGCCGTTCCGAGAAGATTGGTAAGGCAGATAAGGTATCAAAGCGTATTGAACGAGAAGTAATTAAAGAACTCGACTTCAAAGCAATGATCGAAGGTGACACCTGTGTTGCATGCGAAGGATAAGAAATGACACAATTTTTTGCAGAGATTTATACCAAACCTGATTGCCCCTATTGCGTATTGGCAAAGGAATTCATGACTGGTATGGAAATTCAGTATATTGAAAGTGTGGTGGGTGAAGATGTATTATGGGAAGATGTAGTTGCCGCAGTTCCTGGGGTGACAACTGTTCCGCAAATTTGGATTAATGGACATCACGTCGGTGGTTATGATGGTTTAATCAAATGGGCGGAGAATAATTAATGGCAAAAGGCAGCAAGTCTACTGGGACAACGAAAAACAGCATCAACGAAACTCATAAGAGAGGTACTTCGATTGGTAATGGGAAGATTAAAACCAGCACAATGAATAAAAATAAAAAGCAAAACTTCAAAAAGTATAGGGGTCAGGGTCGTCCATGACATTAATGAGTGAAAGATCGTATTTCAAACCGTTCAACTATCCTTGGGCGTATGATGCTTGGTTAAAGCATGAGCAGTCACATTGGTTGCATACTGAGGTGCCAATGGTCGAAGACGTGCAAGACTGGAAGAAGCGTCTTACCGATGGTGAAAAACACTTTCTGACTAACATTTTCCGCTTCTTCACACAGGGTGACATCGATGTTGCTGGCGGTTATGTGAAGAACTATCTACCGTATTTCCCTCAACCTGAAATTCGTATGATGTTGATGGGATTTGCGGCAAGGGAGGCACTACATGTTGCAGCGTATTCTCACCTTATTGAAACTCTGGGTATGCCAGAAACGACATATCAAGAATTCCTTGAATACGACTCAATGCGAGCAAAGCACGACTACTTTACGGATTTGTCGAATGCAAATGGAACACCTGAATCGGTCGCGACCAATATCGCTGCATTTAGTGCATTCACTGAGGGTATGCAACTGTTCTCATCCTTCAT